GACACCTGTGTCACCTCTCCCCATGCCAGCTCCATGCCCAGCAGCCTATGCCCTACACCGACCGCAGTCGGAGACGCATGTCCCCACCGCCGAGCGGCAGATCCCACGCCGTGACGAGGAACCGGCCGTCGATCGACAGGTCGGGGTCGATGAACCGCACGACGTCGTGGGTGCTGTGGATGTTCGGGGACACGGTCAGCTCGACGATGTCGGCAACACGTTTCTCGGCGTCCATGCGTGCCTGTACGGCCGTCTCGAGGGCGGCCTGGCTGGCGTACGACCCGCTCACCACGATGCGGATCGTGCGGCCGCCGCGAGCGTCGATCGACGTCTCGCCGTCGGACTGGTTCGTGAGCGTGTACAGCCCGTCGCCGTCCACCGGCACGTCGTTGGCGGGGTCGTCGTTGATGCCGTAGATCACGTTGCCGGCCCGGTAGTAGTCGCGCACCGACCACCGCTGCTCGCCGACCGAGGTCGAGCTGGTCGACGTCGAGTACGTCCACACTGTCGGCCGATCCGCCGGCGAACGGTACGGGGCCGAACGACAGACGCCGGCGGCGTTCGCCCAGAGCTTCTCGTACCCGATCGACTCGAGCAGGTCGTTGGCGATGTCAAGGCTCGTCCAGTTGTCGGCGATCGGGTAGGGCCGGTCCGACGACGCTGTCGTGCTCGAGGCGGTGATCGTGTGCGACTCACCCTCAGCGGTGATGAGCGCCTCGACGGCGTCGACGACGTTGTCGCCCGAGGCGACCGAGGTGGCGGCGGCCTGGGAGTTGAGCACGTCGAGCGGATCGAAGCAGTCGACCTCGTACACCTCGGGGCTCGAGCCGGCACGACGCTGCGGCATGGACGGCAGGAACACACCCAGCGGCCAGCGGTACCACGTCACCTTGTCGTCCGACAACAGCAGGTACGGCTTCAGCCGCTGCGAGCCCCACACCAGCTGCCTGGACACGGCGAGGCGGGCGGTGCGGTGCACTGCACGGTCGATCGACATCGACACGCTCGACATCGCCGGCACGAAGTCGTCGGTGATGTCGTCGATGTAGGCCAGGTCGGCGTCGAGCAGCAGCAGCTGGGCGTCGACCGCCACGAACTCGGACTCGACCAGGGCCACCCGATCAGCCGTCGACAGCGAGGTGCCCTCGAGGACCGTCACACGACCTCGCTGTAGTCGATCTCGACGATCTGGAGCTGTGCGTCCTCGACGAGGTCGCGCGCCTTGAACTCACGGGCCGTGACGTCGCTCAGGATGCCGTACACGGCGAGCGTGCGGTCGTCCCGCCACAACACCACCTGCCCCTGTAACGCACGCAGAGCGAGGTACTGGGTGCGTGTGAGGGCTCGGTACGTGATCGACACGGTGAGCGTCTCGCCGGGTGCCGACACGACGCGACGTCGACCGCCGGCGTAGGTGCGGACCTCGGTTCGCTGGCCGGTCGTGTTCGTCTGGTCGAACACTCCCAACGCCAGCGTGTCGGACAGGTCCGACAGCGGGGCGATCACCGACGACGTCGACAGGTTGAGCGTGGTCATCCGGCCCTCCGTTCATGCTCGAGCACACGTGCGAACTCTCGGCCCATGTGGCGGGCCACCTCGGTCCAGTCTGGCTGCTCGACCTGCGACTCGTTCGACACCACCCGCTCACCGCCGTGGGCGACGACGAGCTGAGGCGAACCCTTGATGCCGGGCACGAGCCCGCCGCCGGCGAACCCCGGCACCCTGCCGCCCGTGTACCGCTCGAACGCCGAGATCACCCACTCCATGACCCCGAGGCGCTCGGCCTGCGACCCGGCAGCGTTCAGTTTGTCGATGTGGGCATCGGTGACGACGCCCATGTCGGCGAGCTTGTTGAACTTGGCGACGGTCTGGCGTGCCTTGATCGCTTCGGTCGACACGTCGGCCGCTGCCTCGTTGGCCTCTCGCTTGGCGGCAGCGAGGTCGAGGTATGCCCGAACGAGCTTGTCGATCTCGTCGCGAGTCAGCCCGGCGGCATGGGCCATCGCCTCCCACTCCTCACGCTGGGCGTCACCGGCAGCGATGTTGTCGGTCGTCGCCTTCAGCAACCGGAGCGACGCCTTCTCGAGCTTGTCGTGAGCGTCCTCGAGGCCTTCGGTGGCGTCGGTCAGATCGTCACGGGCGTCAGCCAGCTCCTCCTCGGCGTCGGCGATGGCGTCGGCGTCCCCCGACTCCCGCGCATCCTTCAACGCCCGCTCGGCCGTCGGTCAACGAGTCGGCGATCTTGTCGGCCTCGCCCTCGATGCCTTCGGCGATACCGGCACTTATGGGCTTGCCGATCTCGTCCCTGAACCGTCGAGACGGCGAGCCGCTGTCGATGGCGGCCTCGGCCTCAGCCACAGCGTTGTCGACCAGCGTGCGGATCGCCGAGTTGACTGCCGCCTGCCCTCCTTCGATACCGGCCACGACGCCGGCGGGGATGGCGTCGCCCACCTCCTCGGACTTGAGGCGAGCGTTGACCGCCTGGTTGGCGAGAGCGATCCTCATCCAGAGGTCGGCCCGCTTCATCTTCTCCTCGACGCCGGGTGCGACGTGGTCGTACGCCCCCACCATGCCGTCCGAGGCTTCCTCGCTGGCCTTCTCGTACTCGATCAGGTGCCCCTTGAGCAGATCCTTGTTCTGCAGGAACCCGTCGACCATCGTCGTGCCGGCCTCGCCCTCGGACTGGCGGTCCTCGAGCCACTGGTTGGCAGTGTCCTGCGAGATCACGCCCGTGTCGACGAGCTGGGTCTGCACGGCCAACGCCAGCCAGGCGTGCTTGTTCTCGAACTCCCGCACCGCCTCGGCGCGCTTGCTGAACGAGGCGACGAACTGTTCGGCCGTCGTGTCGGCGGTGACCTCGACCTGGAGCATGTCGGTCGTCACCGAGTTGAGAGCGTCCCGGTGACTGCTCGCCCAGTCGTTGATCTCGTCGACTTGGTTCTGGTACGAGTCGGCGATCCGGTCGACGGCCTCGGTGTACTCGTCGATCACGTCGGAGGCGGCCTCGAGGATCTCGGGCTGCTCGGCGAGGGCGTCGTTCAGCCCACCGGTGATCTCGGTGAGGTCGGCCTGTGCATCGGCGTCCTCCTGCAGGCGTGAGGCATGCCGCCCGGTCGCCGTCTCGGCAGCGCCGATCTGGATGGCGAGCCCCTCCTCCTCTCGCGCACGCATCTCGGCGACACGAGTGGCGATCTCCATGACCTGCACGTAGCTGGCAGTCTCGAGCGTCAGCCCCGACTGATTGTCCGCCGACCCCTGCTGGGCCACGGCCAGCCCGAGCAGCATGCGCTGATGGTCGTCGCCGGCGGCGGTGGCGTTCAGCGCCGTGACGGTGGCGTCTCGAAGCGACGTGTCGGCGAGGTCGACGACATGGCCGAGATCCATGTAGGTGTCAACGAGCGGGCGATTGTTGGCGATCAAGTCACGTAGAGCGACGCTGCCTTCGGTCTGCTGCCGACTCAACGACTCCTGGCTCAGAGCGACCTCGGCCAACTCCCACGCCAGGTCGCGTGACCCGACCTCTGCCTGAATCAGGTCGGCCAACCACTGCTTGGTGGCGAGCGACCCTTTCATCGTCTTGGTCGTGACGTCGTCGTAGGTCAGCCCGAGCTTGCCGAGGCTCCCGGCTTGATCCTCGCTGATCTCCCCCGAATTCTCGAGGGCGTCGCCGGCCAACTCGACAGCAGTCTGGTAGCGACCGTTGGCAGCTGCCAGCTCGTCGAGCAGATCCTTCTCGGCGGCGAGGGCGTCGATCTCCTCCCTGATCGCCGTGGCGAGGGCCTGGTGCTGGCGCTCGGCCTCCTGCTGCGCTTTCTTGTGGTTGATGTAGAGCGCAGCCCCGACGGTCAGAGCAACGCCGAGCGCCCCCATGGCAGCAGTAGCGAACTTGGCACCCTTGCCCATGCCCTGGAACGCCGTCGACACCTTGTCGAGGGCATCGCGAAACTTGACCGCCATGCCGACGACCATCGTGAACGCACCCGCTGCGCCGACACCGGCCACCGCCACGCCGGTTCTGGGCCTCCGGACCCATGTCGGTGAAGATGCCGGTGACGTCGGCCCCGACCTCGATCAGCGTCGAGAACATCGGCACGAGCCCGGCACCGACGTTGGCCTTCAGGTCGTCCATCTGAGCGCCGAGCCGGCGCTGCGAGTTGGCGAGCGAGTCGGAGGTGTTGACGAAGTCGCCGGCCATGTGCTCGGTCGACTCGAGCAGCAGCCCGTACCTCGCTACCGACTTCTGCGTCTCGTCGAGCTTGGACCCGGCCTCGGCGATCCCGTTGGCGTAGGCGTACGTCTCGACCGCCGCCGACGACATGTCGATGCCGAACCGCTTGATGGACTCCGTTTCGCCGGCGAGCGCCGACTGAAAGATGTTCATGGCGCGGTTGACGTCCATGTTCATCACCGAGGCGAAGTCCGACGAGCGGACCATCATCTCGTGCGTCGTCGCTGCGACGTCGCCGCCCTCGCCGACCACCCGCTGGGCGAACGCCGAGAACCCGACCGAGGCTTGGTTGAACGCCGCCGTCGACAGGCCCATCGACTGCGCCGACGTCTTGCCGATCTCGTGGATCAGCCCGGCCTGGTCACCGAAGGTGACGTTGACGGCGTTGGCCGACTCCTCGACCTCGGACGCAGCCCCGGCGAGCCGGTACAGCCCCATGCCGGCGACGCCGGCGGCGGCAACCGCCCCGGCACCGAACTTGATCATGGTGTTGCCGAGCTTGTCGAGCTTGGCGTCGCTGCCGTCGATGGCAGAGTCGGCCTTCTTGCCGAACTGGTCGATCTGGGACGTGGCCTGCCGAGTGTCGAAACTCAGTACGTACTGGAGCCGTTCGCTGATCGTTGCCACGTCGGGCTCCTTCTACCTCACTCGACGGTCAGTGCGCCGAGGATCTCCTCGACTGATGCCTCCGACACTTCCTCGATGCATTGTGCCATCAGGGCGGCCACGTCGTCAGGATCCTCGGCGTCGGTTGCCTTGGCCTCCTCGACACACCGGAGGGCGGCGATCAGCATCATCAGCCGCTGATGCCCGAGGCGCGGATCCATCTCGAGCGTGTCGAAGTCGTCCCGGCCGGCGATCAGCGACAGCACCGACAGGTGTTTGCCGGTCAGGTCGGACTCGTGCCAGACCCTGCCTCTCCAGGTGATGACCCACTCACCGGGCGCTACGGCCTCGGTCGTCTCGGCAACGGTGTCTGTCATGGCTTGGCTGCTTTCTTGATGACGCTTGCGGCGGTGCATGCCGCCGGCGTGGGGACCGAAGGCGTTGCGGCTCGCTCGGGAACCGGACATGCGCCTCGACGTGATCCGGTGCGGCCCCATCGGGTTCTCGACGAAGTGCATCGGCCCGGTCGCCTTGAGCAGCGCCTCGGGATCCCACGACCCACCCTTGAGATCGAACCGGACCCCGACCTTGGCACCTTTGCCCTTGCCCTGGGGCGTGACCCCGACACCGGACAGCTTCATGTCGCCGCCCGTTGCGGCGCGGATGAACTTCTCGTGCACCTTCTTGGCAGCGAGCGCCGACTTGGCGACCGTCTCCGAGCGCGACCGCGTGATCGCCCCCTCGATGTTGCCCATGATGCGTCCGATGCTCGGGCCGCTGATGTGCCCTCGAGCGGGCATCAGGTCACCACGTACCGGACGTGACCGCTCCCGTGACCTGGAAGGTGGCGGTCCACTCGGCCCGGCCGCCCGTGCTCGACGAGAGCGTGTAGTTGGACAGGTACACCGTGCCGCCGACCTTGGCCTGGCCGCTCACCGAGCCGCCGGGGCCGTACAGGTAAGCGAACCCGACCGTGCCGGCGGCCTGGGCGGCCTTCATGCCACTGATGTGGCTGTGCACGGTGGCGTCGTAGGGACCGCCCACCGAGATCGAGTCGCCGTCGGTCATGCCGGCGATGTACTGCTTGGCGGACGTGCCGCCGAGCACCGACACGTCGAGCTGGTCGGCCGACTGCGGCACCGACACCGAGTCGATGTAGCCGGAGATGTCGGTCATCGACGCCGCAGCGTCGTCGGTTGCGAAGTAGCCGAGGTAACCGGGCTTGAATGCCATCGTTCTGAACTCCTGTGTTGTTGGTCAGCGACGAGCGAACGCCACTGTGCGGGTCATCGAGCCGCTGCCGACGACCGTGTCTGCCACTCGAAGGTAGCGTTCCACGGTCGTGCCGGCGGCGACCTCGACTCGTTGGTAGCCGACGTCGGTCAGCTGGGTGAAGGTGACGAGCGTCGACCAGCCGGTGGAGCCGTCGGCCGAGTGCTCGATGATGATGTCGTTGCTCGTGAGCGACGTCCAGGCGGTGGCGTGCAGATGGGCGACGCCGCCGTTCGTGGTCTGGGCGGTCAGGTCGCGGGCGTCACCGTCGCCGGTGGCGGTGACAGCGTCCTCGCCCTCGAGCACCACGCCGGGGTCGATCCAGCCGTTCGACTGCGCCGACAGCGTGTAGGCGACGGCGTCGTCCTGCCCGTTGGTCGACGTGAAGTTCGTCTCCATGGCGTCGAGCAGCCACGCCTCGTCGAGCGCCGTCACCCCGCTCGGTGCGTACGTGACGGGCATCTGCGTCGACTTGAAGTCGGTGGCGAGCACGTCGAACTGGTCGCCGGCGGTGCCCGACACGTCGAGCGGGCCGTCGGCCGAATAGGTCGCCGACTCCCGCCCGATCATGAACGTCTTGGCCGGCGGGTCGGTGCACAGCACCGAGATGTCGTGCATGTCGACCGACCAGTTGAACGAGGTCGACCGGACGTAGCACGACAGGTGGAGGGGGCCGAGCAGGACTCGGCTGTTGTAGCCGGGAACGAATGCCATCAGAAGATCACCTCGATGTTGAAGTCGCAGACCATGAACGACTCGTCTGCCACCTGTTGGATCTCACCGGTCGCCCCGATGAGTGTGACATACGCAGACTGTACGAGGTTCGCCGGCCACAGCGACTCATCCTCGACCGCCGACGTCACCCCGCCGGTCGGGTCGCGCAGCTCGTCGAGGATCCGCTGGGCGTCGACCTCGGCGACGTGGCCGACGTAGGTGCGCAGCTGGAACTCGTACACAGCGGTCGCCCGGCCGAGCACGTAGCGAGGGTCGAACTCCATCGACCGCAGGATCCCGCACGGTGCCGGGACCGTGTCGGACAGGTACGGCAGGCACCGCAGACCGGTGCCGGATCGGATCACCTCGGCGAGCGCCGAGCGGGCCTCACCGATCGTCGTCATCCGATCCACACCCTCCGGTAGGACTCGAGCAGGTCACGCGCCACTGGGTCGAGCCCCGGCGTGCGCATGACGATGCCGGCCTCGGCCGACAGCTGGAACCCGCTGAACGTGCCGGCGTCGGCCTTGTACAGGTTCTTGGCCTGGATCCGGCATGCCTTGGTCACCTCGTCGGGCACCGCCGGCCAACCGAACCGGGCGGTCACCTGCACGCTCGGACGTCGCCCCCACCGGGGGAACGTGTAGTTGTCGACCATCGTCAGCCACGTGTACGGGCGCACCGGGTACTCGGCGGCGGCGTTGATCGGCTCGACGATGAAGTCGGTGTTGATCGTCAGGGTCGTCTCGTAGGTGCCGTCGTCGTCGTCGTCGATCTTGACGATCAGCCCGGTGGTCGTCGAGATGTCGTCGACCACGACCGTGTGGCTCGTGTCGGGGAAGTAGGTGCGCACCACGACGTCGGTGTCCTGCCAGAACTTGCGGCCGCAGTGGTCGTCGATCTGGCGGGAGGCGGCCTTGATGGCGTCGTCGATCCGGCCGTCGTCGTCGCTGTCGGAGATGCCGAGTGCCTGAGCGACCGACGCCGTCGTGGTGTAGGCGTTAGTCAGCACTGCCACTGGCGGCCTTCTTCTTCCTCGGCTTCCTGGTCGACTGCAGCTCGGACAGGTCCGCCGGCGTCGGGCGGGGCTCGGCGTATGCCGACTCGGTGACGAGGTCGATGGTGTCGTCATCGACGTCGACCACGGCGACGACGACCTCGCCCTGGCTCTCGAGCACTGCGGCCGTCGACAGTGCCTTGCTGCGGGCAACGTGGTGCGATCCCATGGGGCGGATGCTACACCCGCCGGTCAGGGTCAGAGCCGGATGACGCCGAGCCCCCAGCACTCGGCGATGTTGATCCACTCGTACCCTTCGGCGTCGCAGAACTCGGTGACCGCCGTCTTGACCGGGTACGCCGGCCGCAGGGGAGCACCCTCGGGGCGAGGCAACTCGGTGTCGTGCAGCACGATCAGCCCGCCGGGCCGCACGAGCCACCGGTACAGGTACAGCTCGGACAACGTGTGCTCGTAGAGGTGGCTCGTGTCGATGAACACGATGTCGTAGGCGTGCTCGCCGAGCCGGGCCACGATCGCCGGGTCGGTGTCGTCGCCCTGGATGAACTCCCAGCGGTCGTGCTCGCCGATCGGCGGGCGCTCGTCGATGTCGACCGAGGTCAGGTGCCCGCCGGTCGATGCCAGCCCGTGCAGCCAGGCGACCGTCGACACGCCGGTGCGCGTCCCCAGCTCGAGCACCCGCTGGGCGTCCATTTCCTCGACCATGGCGACGAACCGCGGGAGATGGAGGTGAATGTCGCTCGGCGTGGCGCAGAGACGTGCGTACTCGGCGGCGAGATTGTCGGTGGTCGTGGTCATCGTCGGGCCTCCATGTAGCCGTAAAGTCGTTATATCGCCTGCTAGATAGTCATTTAGGGCGTTTCAGGGCGTTGACCGCAGAGGGGCCTGTGTGCCGTTCTGAGCGACGAACCCCCCTCTGTGGCACCAGCACACCACCCGAGGGTCGATCGGCCCGTAGGCGACAAACCAGCAGCTCCTCGAGTTGACCGAGCCCGGTTTGTCCGCATGCCCGGCCGGATTGTGCCCTGTAAGGACCGTCCTGTATGCCCGTCCGACGTTCTCGCCCGATTGACTCTATGGACCGCCGGCGAACAGGTCGTTCCGCTTGCAACGACCGCCGGTTTGGGTCTATCACCGCGGCCGGTACCACGAACTGGGCGCATATCCCTCGACGATCCAGCGCGGCCAGCCCTCGTCCACGTCGACCGGCTCGAGCTTCACGCCGTCCACGTGCACGCCGTCGCGCCAGAACGACAACTCGTCGTCGATGCCGGCGAGGATCTGGTCGCGCACCTCGGGGTGGCAGAAGCTGCTCACCGTCTTGAGCGCGCGGTCGGGACCGCCGAGCCACGACAGGTGCCAGCCGGCGTCGAGGTAGCCCGGCGGGGTCGGCACCGTGTTGCGCAGGTCGCGCATCGCAGCGAACGGACTCGGACCGAGCCCGTCGAGGATGCTGCCGAACGTGCCGGCGACCGTGCCCTTCCACGGGTGCGGGTAGAACCAGTCGACCGCCCAGAAGTGCCCCCGCTGGCCGAACGCCACGAGCCCTCGACCGGGCCGCACGTTGACCACGTGCAGCGCCCTCGGGATCTCGTCCACGTCGGACTGCAGCACGATGGCGTCGTCGGGTGCGCCGATCTGGATGAGCCCGTTGTGGATCCACTCGCGCTGGGCGTGCTCCCTCGCCCACGGGTCCGACGCCTCGTCGAGCGTCGGCAGGTCGGTGGCCTGCACGACGACGAGCTTGTCGGCCCACCGCTCGAACCGCTCGAGGTTCTCGGTGAGGTGGTACGGCTTCGGGTTGTCCTGGTGGTCGACGTCGGCCTCGACCGCCACCACGTAGTCAACGACGTCGCCGATCTCGGTGAGCCGGCACTCGAGCATGTCCAGCTCGTCGTTGAAAACAATGCAGTCGACGATCACCGCCGCGCCCTCGTGACTCGGTGCTGCTCGATCAGCGGGGCCCGCTCGAGGAACGTGCGCCGATCGTCGTCGCTCGACTCGACGGCGGCCATGTACGTCTCGTCGGCCTGGCGTGCGGCCTCGTCGCCGTCGTAGCCGGGGTGGTGGTGGATGATCCGGCACTCGGGTGCCATGACGAACACGCCTCGGGCCTTGGCGAGTTGGATCACCTCCCGGTCGGTGTACCAGTGTCGGTACGCCTCGGGCATGAACGAGCCCGGCCCGTCGAGGCAGGCACCGAGCTGGTCGATGTACTCACGCCGCACGAAGAAGTGGTCGGCGTGCCGGCCGGCGGCGACGTCAGGGTTGCGGACCTCGCCGTCTCGGGCGTCGTTCGTGCCGATCACGTCGGCGGTGGTCGACACCTCGGCGGCGGCCTCGAACCAGCCGGGCGTGAACTCGACGTCGTCGCCGACCACGAGTACCCAGTCAGCCATCGACCGCTTCAGCTGGTAGTTGAGGTTCTCGGCGAACGTCTTGCCCTTGGCCCCGACGTAGATGTGCGCATCACGGGGCCGGGTCGAGTTGAAGCTGCCGAGCAGCCGGTCGCGGTTCTGGTCGCGCACGTACGGCACGAGCACATCGACGTGGGTCATCGGCGGCTTGTCGACCGGTGCCGGCGGCTCGAGGGTGGCGAGGAACGGACGCCACAGCTCCTCGTAGACGTGGTCGGCGTCGTAGCCGGCGGCGAACTCGATGCATTCAGCCTGCAGCTCGGGCAGTCGGTCGCACGTGTACGCCTCCTCGAGCCGCTCGAGCACGTGCGCCGAGAACGGACAGATGTAGCTCGCCGACTGCGCCGGGTCCCACTCGAGCTGCCCGGTGACGAGCCAGCCCGGCCCGACCAGCTCGGTCTGCGAGCTGAAGTCCGAGCAGATCACCGGCGTGCCGCACGCCTGCGCCTCGATCAGCGGGACACCGAACCCTTCGCCGTGCGACGGGGCGAGCAGCACGTCCATCGCCGTGTACGCCGCCGCCATCATCTCCGGTGGCATGCCGAGCCGGTAGGCGTACTGGTCGCTCCACACGATGGCGTGGTCGGGGATGCCGCAGTGCTGCGCCAGCTCGGGCAGGTTGATGCCCTCGGCCGCTCCGAACTTCTCGGTGTGCATGAACAGCACGGCGTCGTTGTGGCGCTTCCAGAACTCACCGAACGCTCGGAAAGCCTCGTTGAACCCCTTGCGGTCGCGGGCCCAGCCCTTGTTCATGGCGACCATGCCGACCACGAACGCGTCGAGCGGCAGGTCGAAGATCTCCCGGCCGCTGCGCATCTCGCCGGCGACGTGCATCTCGAACGTCGGGCGGTACTTGGTCGTGTCGACGGCGAGCGGGATGTAGGTGGGCTCGAGCCCGGCCTGGGTCAGCATCGTCTCGCCGAACTGCGACATGGCGACCGGGATGGCGTTGGAGCGGTGGAAGAACTGCAGCACCTCGGGCGGCGTCGGTAGGTGGTCGACCGGCGTCCAGGCGGCGACCTGGAACTCGGCGAGCAGCGGGTTCTTGAGGCACCACACGTCGAGCAGCGGGATGATCCAGCCGGCCGAGGCGTCGCCCTCGAACCAGTGGTCAGCGTGCTGGTGGATGACGTCGTTCGAGTTGACCTCGTACCCGGCGGGGTAGAGCCGGATCTGGTGACCCCGTGGGGACGTCCACGTGCCGATCTGCGCCTGGTGCCCCCACGTCACGCTCACCGCCACCTCGTGGCCGTCCTCGGCCAGCCGGTCGGCCAGCAGGGCACACTGGACGCCATAGCCGGTCGGTGCGGTCGGGGCGTTGGAGTGGATCAGGAACTTCACGCCGGTCCCCTCGTCTCGAGCTGCGCTCGGTCGGGTGGTCGGGTGACGACGAGCAGCAGCCCGAGGTTCACCGGGTGCTGCACGACGAACGAGATCTGCTCGGCCCCCGTGCGTTCCAACTCATCGACGAAGTCGGTGAGATCCTCGACAGGGATGTGGTGTACCGGCATGTTGCGCCTCCTCGGCAGGTGGTTGTGTCTCGATTGTGCCACTCGGCAGCAGCGGCGGGAAGGGAAGGACTCGACCCTCCCCGCCGCTGTGTCACCTGCCGAGGGGTGAACAGGTGGTCAGCTGACCGACCGCTTCACGAGGTTGATGGCGTTCAGGTCGGCAGCTGCGCTGTCGGCCCTCCACTTGCCTCGGAAGTAGACCTGATCCTCTGCGAAGCCGACCGAGTCGTTCCGCTCGACCATGAGCGAGCCCACGGTGCGGAAGTAGTAGCTCGACCAGTCGCCGAAGTACATGATCTTGGCGTTGGACGCCAGGCTGGCGATGTTCGGGTCGGTGAACACCGGGTACCCGAGCAGCGTGGCCGGCCGGCGGAACCCGCTGAGGCCACCGTCGAGCGACGGCTGCCACAGGGGAGCTCCCTCGGTGCCGCCCGCACCGTCGCGCAGCTTGCGCAGGGTGCCGGCGGTCGAGTCACGCATGAGCCAACCGGTCGAGCTGCTCGCCCGGTACTCGTCGTTGATCGAGAACTCGGTGTTGATGAGCGTCTCGAACGACGGGTTGACGAGCGTGCCGCCCGTGGCGACCGTGCCGGCGGAACCGACGAACGCCGTCGAGGCGATGTCGGCCATCACGGCCTGGTCGACTCGGCGGCCGACTGCCCGGCCGATGTCCCGAGCCACGAAGCTCACGATGTCGACACCGGAGTCGGTGACGACCTCGTTGGCGAGCTTGATCAGCTCGCCGTACTTGGTGGCGTTCAGCGTGGTCTTGGCGAACGTCGGGTCCGTGCCGGCGAGGGTCGTGCCCTGCCCGGCCACCTGGGTGGCGATGGCGTGGCTGGCGACCTTCGGCACGTCCATGACGGCACCACTGTCGGTGTTCAGGCGACGGGTCGGCATGCGGAACGCAGCGATCGTCTCCTCGAGCACCTCGTAGAGGGTCCGGTCGAACAGGGTCGGCACGGCCGAAGCGACCGAACCGGTGTCCCAGGCGAGGTCGCGGATCTCGTCGGCGGATGCGCCGAGACGAGCGAGGTCGCGCTCGAGCTGGACGCCACGGAGGTTCGTCGAGATGGCGTTGGACTCACGGCCGGTTTCCCAGTCGTGGGTGCTCATCCGCTTCTCGCCACGGATCCATGCCCGCAGATCCTCGGCGGCCGCCCGGCGCTCGTTGACGATGTCGGGCTCCTTGCCGAACGCCACGCCCTGCGCCTCGCGGACTGCGAGCGAGGTCTGCTCGCGCTCGGCGCGCTCGGTGAGATCCTTGCCTTCGGCCTCCAGCTCGTCGAGCCGCTCGTTGTAGCGGTCCCACTGGGTCCGCTCCTCGGCGTTCATCGACGGGTCGTCGCGCTTGTTGATGTCGTCGAGGAATCCCTGGGCCTCGTTCCACACGCGGCCCCGTGCCTCTTGGATCGCCTTGATGCGATCGTGAATCGAACTCATGTCATGCTCCTGTTGAGAGATGGTGTGATGGGGTCACGAGGTGAGGAGGTGGCGCTGGCCGGCGTCCTCCAGAGAGGCGTGACGTCTGAGATCGTGTCCGGAGCCTCCTTGAAGCCGCTGGAAGCAGCAGAAGATGACGACGAGCTCGTTAGCGGGCTGGCCGGTACCATCTCCATCGCCGACTCCGTCTTCGACCCGCGCCACACGATCGACGTCTCCACGAGCCCGACCTCGGAGATCATCCGCTCGGTGAAGTCGTCGTTCCACTCGTCGCGCGCCTTGGGCACGTTGAACCCGATCGACATCTGACGCATCTCGCCCCGGCGGACGGCCGAGCGGACCACCTGCACGTCGGGGCGCTCGGGGTCGAGGTCGGCGGTCACGTGGAGGTCGGGCTTGGCGTCCAACTCGAGCGTGCCGGCGGCGCGGGTGGCGAGCGGCGGTGCCTTGGCGTTGTGGTTGACGAACAGGGCCACGTCGGCCTTGCCGTCCTTGAGCGTCTTGTTGAACGCTCCCCGCTTGATCGTCTCCTGAAACTCGCCGAACTGGTCGCGCACCGTGTACGGCTTGTCGACGACCGAGGCGACCCCCTCGAACCGGTAGCCGGTCGAGCTGTTGGAGTCGTCTCGGAACTCGAAGTCGACGATCTCGTAGGACCGGTGCTGTACCTCGGCCCCGATGTCTGTGCGTCCGATCATGATGCTGCCCCTTCCAGGTGCTCGAGCGCCTCGCGCTCCCATTCGTCCCACTCGGGATCCGGTGGCAGTCCTTTGGACTCGGCCTCGGTGCGATAGTGCTCGATGTCGATCAGGTGCTGCTCCCAGTCGGGCGCTGCGTCGAGGTCGGGCTCACTGTTCTCGTACGGGTTGAGTTTCGTCATGCCTACTGCCCTCCCCCGATCCCATCCCACACGAGTGCCTGAAACTCTGACGGGCTGAGGTTCGTGTTGTGACGACTGTTGTATGTCGTCGCTGCTGCCTTCGTTCTGTCGACGGTCCACGGGTAGTGCCCGTTGGTGCCAGCGTAGTCCGATGCCGCCACCGAGGGCTTGGACTGGAAGAAGTCCTGAGGGCTGCGCATCGGAGTGCTGCTCGTCCGAGTGTTCCAGCCCTCGATCGTGTCGCTGTACTCGACACCCTTGACCGTCTTGGTGAACTGGTGGCTGCCACCCATGGCTTCGTAGTGCCAGGTGTCGGCGGTGACGTAGTTGCCGTTCGTCGGCTCGGTCAGGTTGTTGATGAACGACCGCTGCTTGGGGCCCTTGATGACCTCACCGACCGGCTTGCCCCGGTAGATCTCGGTCGCCGAGATCACGTAGTCGGTGTTCTTGTGCTTCGGCATGCCCGGCGTCTTGGACGCTGCGAGGTCGGCGGGCAGATCAGAGGGCCGGTACGTGCCCGGCTTGATGTCGGGGTGGGGCTGGGCGAGCCCTTTCTTGCGGCCGGCGACCCAGCCGTTGTAGTCGTCGATGTCGGCCTGGGTCAGCTCAAACGGCTCGTCG